TTAGGAATGTGGTTGCGCTATAGCAAATCTGATTATGATGACCACGCACAGATGATTATTGATTGGTCTGAAGCAGAGGCCGCCACAAAGGCCGCACTAAAGGAGAAAGAGTGATGGATGACACTGAAAAATTAGCTCAAATGATGATCCGATGTGGATTGGCAACGGGACACGGTGACACCATCGACGATTTGATTTTTGAATTGGAAAAGCAAATCAAGAACACATCGCACGCATTTAGCGATGCACGCGCCATGATGGCTATGCACGACAACAAGAATCCTAAAGACCCTTACTATTCTTGGAAAACAGAGAAGCCGAGCAGGGATAGGAGAAAAGAGTAATGGATATCATTGAACGGTTAGACGCAGCGATAAAAACGGAAGACTTTTGGGTCGGTGATCAAAGAGAAGATAATATCTTGAAAGATTCCAAAAAGATTATTGAGCAGTTGCGGGAAGCGTTGAAAAAAATTTGCCACGTCACTGGGTCAGATATGGAAGCATATGACATTGCTGAAAATGCACTGAAGGAGAAAGAGTGATGGAAACCGTTGAACAGATCAGCAAGCTACAGGCGCAACTCAAGGTTCTTCAGGACGATAAAATGCAAGACGCTAAAACCATCCACAATCTGTCAAAAATGGCGGCGCGGTTTCTCATGGGGCTACAGCGGATACACGACCTGCACAATAGCGGCGATGAATATAGCGAGCGCGAGATCAACGACAAGACATATGAAATCGTTGTTGACGCACTAGTGGGGTATAAGTGATGACAATAAGCGACGTGTGGACGCTCAAGCTGCTGGCGTTTGCGATTATCTGGATGGCGGCTTGCCCGTTTTACTATACCTACAAGGACTACGACGTGAACGTGAAAACGGTGACGGTAATGATGTTCCCTTTGATCATGTTCTTGGTTTGGTTTTTTGTATTTTGGTGGGGGTGAGTGATGGAAGACGATATCATTGTGACGTTGAAGCGGAGCAACGACCTGCTGATGACTTTTGGCAACGATTTTTCTGACGTGTTCTTGCCAGCGATTGATGAAATTGAGCGGTTGAGGTTAGCTAATTCAGACCTACAGATGCACTACGATTACGCCAAAACTGAATGCGATAAACTGCAAGTTGAAGTTTTAAGACTGCGGGAAGTTCTGCAACAAATCGCAGAGGAAGGGTCTGGTCATGGTAAGGCTCTTGCGTATGCCGCATTGAAGGAGGAAGAGTGATGAGTGAAAGAAATCCAAATTATGTTACGCCGGAAGAAGCTGAGGAAAAAACCTGCCCCTATGATGCAAAAAACTGGGGTACTTGTATGAGTTCCAAGTGCATGGCTTGGCGATGGCATGAGTATCAGGTTCCGATACCGGAGAACGAGCGCACTGGGCCTAACTTTTGGAGAAAAGAGACAAGCAAGACCTACGGGCGATGCGGGATGGTGCCGGAATGATGGATTTGTTGTTTTATATTGGGACAGTAGTCATTTGCATCTCGCCTCTAATATTCGGGATTATGATAACTCGTAAGGAGAAAAAATAGTGGCGACAAAAAAGAAAGGCATTCTCACATCAGCGCCGCAGTGGCGGGATCATTTGAAAGACTGGAAGAAAGTATTTTGGAGCGCAGAGCGCAAGGCCGTCCAGAGACAGATTAAGAAGGAGATTACTAATGACTAATAAGTATCCAAACAGCGGCTCATTTAGCAAGAATAAGCGTAAAACGGAAGAAAAACACGCCGATATAAGTGGCTCAGCCAATATTGAAGGGGTTGATTATTGGATTTCAGGTTGGCTAAAAAATGGCAGCGATGGTATATTCTATAGCCTATCTTTCAAGCATAAACAGGCTAAACCGCAATCAGGTGGTTCGTCGTCGCCGGACTTGGACGACGATATCCCCTTTTGATCTACCAAAGTGAAGGTGTTCCCCCGCAGCCGCAGCAACAACGGGCGATTGTGAAGTCAGGTTAAGTTCTGCATTTCTTAACATGATGAAGGCAATACAAGGCATGGTTCTGGATTTCACTTTTGGGTATCGTACATCGCCAGTGAAACCGTGCAAGTTGCTATTGACATCAAGTAAGTAAGTTGTATCCTAAAAAAAGATGGCCTCGGTGAGATATCTCAAACCGAGGCCCATCTGAACCAAACTGTTTCTTGGCGGGAACAGGTTCAGACAAGGACTGTTATAAGTGCGTGTAGGCATTTTGACAACCCCGTTTGAAACTCCTCCATTGAAACGATTATACCAAACTGCCCGATTGGTACAATCGACTGAGCAGTTTGTGTACTCAGGTTCAATGGGGCTTTGACTATTCCCCCATAAAAAGAATGGCGACGAGCCGGAGTTTCAAACCGGATGGACTGCTGGCGGTTTTTTCCCCACTGGAGGCGGTGGGATATTCCGACGCCCCCGATGTTGGGTTAACTAGGGGAAAGCTGCACACATAGACACCCCAATGATTGCTGTAACTTCAGCAAGGGGGACGGACTGGCCCACCGAGTTTGACGGGTATGTGCGGGTATACAGTGGCTCAAAACCCTCCCTCAGTCCGCATCTGGCCTGTTAGAGCAAGTGAATGCTCCACAGGACAGGGGGATAGCGGAAGCGGAACTGTGACTAAATTGGAAATGGAGGATTTTATGACGAAAAAAGTATGGGAACACGAACCAGATATCCACGCGCAGTTTGACGACAAAGCGTTCATAGCCGCCGCAGAAGAGAATATGACCGAGGAAGAAAAGCGACAGCCGTTGTTTATCGCGTACAGGGCGTCAACTAAGCCGGAAGCAGAGAGAAACGCTGTGGAAAGAGCGTATTACAAAATGTTTGCATCAGCATTTGATTTGGTCAGTGCTTTGCAGGAAAACGCCGATAAAAAAATCAAAAAGGGAAGGAAAAGAAAATGAACTCAGGAATGGAATACTTCCTCAAGGAAGTGAGAGAACTTACCAACCAGAAGCCGCCGTTCAACGATGCCTTTGTTAGCAGGGCTTTGTATCTGCTCCATCAAAGTGTCCATGTCGTTATCGGATTATCAGAGATGATTAAGCGCAAGGATACCCAACTGGAAGAAACTTCAAAATCTGTATCCCGTGCAGCTGCCGGAAAAATATCGTGGGATGTAGTCCTGCATAGCAAGAAAAACCGCGATGAAGAGATGGTGAATGATTATAAGTCTGGGATGCGCAAGAAGGATATTGCAATCAAGCACGGGATAAGTGGTGCGAGGGTTCACGTCCTTCTCAAAAAGCTTGGATGCGGCCCAAAGAGATACGAGGACTTCTGATGTCAGCGCATGAACTCAGAGACTATCAGGCAGAGGCCATATCAAAACTCCGCGTAGAACTAGCGGCAGGGAAGCGCAGGATAGTCCTGCAATGCCCCACGGGAGGCGGGAAGACTGCAATCGCGGGTGCAATCATCCGCTCCGCTCTTGGCAAGGAGAGGAAGGCAATCTTTACCGTCCCCGCTCTCAGCCTGATTACCCAAACGATTGATAGTTTTGAGCGCGATGGCATTACCGATGTCGGCGTCATGCAGGGACAGCATTGGATGAGCGATGCTAATCAACCCGTGCAAGTCTGCTCAATCCAAACGCTTGCGAGACGCAAAATACCAGAGGCTCACATTGTCATCGTGGACGAGGCTCATGTTGTTTACGATACCTACAAGAAGTGGTTTGACGACCCTGCATGGTCAAACGTGCCGATAATAGGACTGTCCGCGACACCTTGGACGAAAGGTTTGGGGAAGCTGTATCAGGGATTGGTTGTGGCGACGACAACGCAGGAACTGATCGACAAGGGATACCTGTCTCCGTTCAGAGTGTTTGCCCCGTCCAAGCCGGACTTAACGGGGGTTAAGACGGTTGCAGGGGATTACGATCTGGCAGGGCTTGAGACAGCCATGAACCAGAAAAAGATCACTGCTGACTTAGTGAAGACGTGGATTGAATTAGGTCAAGACAGGCCGACATTGTGCTTTGCGGTTAATCGCGCCCACGCCGCCAATATCTGCGACGAGTTTAACCGTGCAGGGATAAGTGCCGCCTATGTTGATGGTGAAACGCCGCTCGATGAACGCGACGATCTGGCAAAGCAATTCCGCAATGGCGATTACAAGATCATTTGCAACGTGGGCGTGATGACAACGGGTGTTGATCTGCCGTTTGTATCTTGTTTGATACTTGCACGTCCGACCAAGAGCGAGATGCTGTATTGCCAGATTGTCGGACGTGGCCTGAGAATATCGGAAGGCAAGACTGATTGCCTCATCCTCGATCATTCCGATACTACTGCCCGTCTGGGGTTCGTCACTGACATTCACCATACCGACCTTGATAATGGCAAGAAGAAGGTTGGTGGCGGGGCAAAGAAAAAGGACGACGAGCTGCTTCCTAAAGAATGCCCGTCCTGCACTTACCTAAAGCCGCCGCGTACAAGGGTATGCCCTAATTGCGGGTTTGAATCCAAGCCAAAGTCAAATGTGTTTGTCGCTGATGGCGTCCTCAATGAGGTCAGAGGCAGGGGAAAAACAAAGTCATATTTTGATGTTGCATCTCCGTTTGAGGAAAGAGAGAACTTCTATCGTGAACTTATCGGGATGGCACAAGAGCGAGGATACAAGTCGGGTTGGGTCTACCATACATACATATCAAAATATAAAGAGAAGCCCGATAAAAAGTTTGTCCAATCCGCCGCAATGCCTACAACCAAGACGATTAACTGGGTTAAACACACTTGGATTAAGAAAAAGGCGGCACAAAACAAGAGTATGGGAGCGTTCCATTGAGCGGTAGCATTGTCGAGGACGCCCGTGGTCGATGGGTTGGATTGCTCGCCCACTTTGGTCTGGAAGTCCGAGTAAAGAAGAGCGTGGCGTGTCCAATGTGCGGTGGCGTTGACCGCTTTACTTTTGACGACAAGCAAGGGCTTGGAACGTACATTTGCCGAGGTTGCGGCTCCGGTACTGGGTTCAAGCTTCTATCCGCTTGGAAAGGGTGGTCGCAATCAAGAGCGATGGGTGAAGTACGCAAGATCGTGGGAGGAATTGCACAAATGACTGTTCAGCCAGAGATGGACGACAAAGAGCAAAAAAGGATGCTCAATGAAACGTGGCAGAAAAGCCGACCGATTGTTGAGGGTGACGCGGCGGGGAAATACATACACACAAGAACGGGGATGCTGACGCCGCCCAAGACATTGCATTATCATCCGGCTCTTTGGAATGCCGAGACGAATGGCAATTTGCAAGCGATGGTCGCCAAGGTGACGGATTATGATAATCGCCCCGTTGCCATTCACCGTACATACCTGAATGACGATGGTAGCAAGGCCAATCTGGAAAAGAACAAGATGCTGATCGGGAAGATGCCTGAAGGCTCCGCAATCAGGTTGTTCCCGTTTGAGGAAGAAATCGGGATAGCTGAAGGCATCGAGACGGCAATCAGCGCGTATATAATCTTTGGCATTCCAACATGGTCGTCCGTGAGTGCGGTCGGGATGGAGAAATGGAAGCCGCCGACCGTGATTAAGAAGGTTTGGGTGTTTGGGGACAACGACAAGGGCTTTGCGGGTCAACTGTCTGCTTACCGCTTGGCTCACAGTTTAATGAAGTCAAATCAATATGAGTCGGTCGAGGTCTGCATCCCAAAGCCAAAGGGTGCAGATTGGAATGATATCTTGACGATCTACGGGACGGTCGAGGCCAAGGCTCAGGTCGCCAGATAAATCGCCATAAATCGCCATAAATCGCCATAAATCGCCAAAATAAATCGCCATAAATCGCCGGAATTAAATCGCCGACAATTATCGACAAATAAAAACCCCACCGGACGTATCCGATGGGGTTAATTGTCATTTGATCAAGTCAAGCCACTTGGGTATCGGGTGCTGTCCGCTAAGCCATCTCTGGACTGTCCTCGCCGTAACGCCAATGCGTTTGGCAAAAGCTGTCCGAGTTTCATTATTTGCCTTTAGCAAGGCATCGAGTTGTTTCGGGGTCATTGTTTTTTTCCCGTAGTTTTGAAATACGCCAATATATCTTCGTCTTCTGTAATCAAACCATCAATCGTTTCATTGCAAAGGACGCGAAGTTCTTCACTGCCGCTTCCGCCTATTAGTTGAGATTTTAACGCAAAATGAAGACTGGAGTACGCAACTATTGTTGCAATTTCATCCAAATCCTCAATTTCTTCCAATGCAAATTTTACCACGTTTTTTAATGCTGATTTAAGAGAGATTTCAGTTATTCTAAACCATTTATCAAACATTATTTCATTTATGTTATGCCGCATCTATTGCTCCTTATGAATAATATGGGCGTTCATCTGGGAATGGACGGGGTTCACCGTCCATTATCTGCGTGTCGTATTCGCCATTTGATAGGACAGACGATACCGACGCCCTGCCCTCGTTCAACTCTTTGCAGACGGTATTGTATAACTCCGTCGAGTATTTCAACGCTTCCTCTTCATTGTCGAAATACTTGGTATGCTCGGTATGGTCGGTTGATGGGAACCCACTGGTGTACCACCAACCGCCTTCCTCCGGCCCACCATAGGCAAGATCGGTCATGTAAATTGCAACGCTTTGCATTTTACTTCCCCTCCTCTGGTTTTAATATTCTGAGCAGTTCAAGCGGCTCCAAATTCGAGGTTATTCCCCATATGTACTTGGACAGTTTGTCGTATGCTTCCATCTTTGAGTTGACGACATCAACTTGGATAACCTCTTCAACCTTGCGGTCTTCAATGCTGTTATGCCATTTTGGTATGCTTTCAACGTGGGTGTACGCCCATTGCAGGAACTCGTCCTTTGGCAGATCACTGGTAATCTCGTAGACATCAGTTCCCGCCGTCTCAATTTTCACGCGATACTTGATCATTGGTTTATACATTGTCGTTCTCCTTAATGTGAGTTTGTTGCCGCTTCATGAGCTAACGCTTGAGCATCAATCTGCGCGTCGATTGCTGTCGTCGTCTCGCCGTCCTCGTCTGGATATGGGCCGTAGTTTGCAACGAGATGGGCCATGTCTTCAGGGGCTTCGTCCGGCGGGAAACAGCGGTCGTTGCCGTCTTCCCACTTGCCAACATAAAAGCCGCCTTCTTCCCAGTATTCCGCCTCGATAACATAGCCTTGCTTTTTCATTTCTCTGAATACAGGTATCGGCGGCGACCATGCCGTTTCAAATTGAATGAGAAGCATTTTGTCTTCGCGATCAATAATCTCCGAGCGACAAATATCCCATTTTGTCCCCCAATTTGACACGCGCCAATCGTATTCGTCGCTTCCGAGCGTAGTAATCCCGATTGCCAAGACATCAGGATCGGTTTGTTCAACCAGTTCTTTAGGAACGGGAATGAAATGCTCGAAAGTGTCCTCGTTTTCTAGTGTCAGAGCGAGTTCGCCTATTTTTCCCGCATCATTGTGCGATATAACGGCTGAAATGTAGCACCAGTTAGGCATTGTGTGTCTCCTGTTAAGTTACTGACGGCCTCGTCAGGAGCGGCAACACCGCTCGACGGCTCTAGGAGCCGTTTCGGCCTATTCTTTGTCGTGGATTAGGAAAGTGTAATCCGAACAGTCGGCGGCATATGGGAACACGTCCCGCGCATCGTGCCAGTGGACGAACTCCTCGTTTGAGCAATCGGAAGGGGCAGGAAGTCCCGTCTGCTTCATCCAAGTATCGACTGCTTTTATTTCCTTGTTCTCCATGCCGGAAGGGTCATTGTTGATTAGGTACGGCCCCCAAAAAGATGGGAGCGTGTAAAAAAGAATTTTCATTGAAGCATCTCCTTGCCATTCACATAAAATGGTAAATCGTTATAACCTTTGCCGTCTGTCCGCTCGACCGTGACGGGAATTGCGGATTTCATGACGTTAATCCAGATTGTCACGTCAGCCATTGCGCGGTCGAACTCGCCGCGCTTGTATTTCTTGCCCGTGTAATGCTCGGCAAGCTCGAATAATTGGCGGCTAGTCGTTCGGCGATTTATCTTTAATCCCGCTTTGTGCAGTTTAAGAGCTGACCGCAGGGAGATAGCTTGGAAAAGCCTAGTCGCATCAGCACCCGTGAACATTGTCCCGCTATCAGTAATAGTTATTCCTTCGTCCATTGTGTCCTCCTGTTGTCGATGGCCTGTCCATCGGATAGACGCATCAGCTCGTCGCCAATGCGTCTCTCGAACGGTCAAACTGCTTTAGGCGCTTTCCAGTAGTCGAACGCCTTCTGGGCGGCGGTTAGTTCAACTTCACCGCGCTCTTCGCCTCGCCATTGCTTCCACTCGTCGGGGAAAGCAAGCGCGACGATGCACCAGTCCACGTCTTCCTCGAACCACCCTTTTAATCCGTTTCCGGCAAAAGATGACCTGAGCCAAGCGGCGGGAATTGATGCCCGACGCTCGGCGGAGACGTAGAAACCTCCGTGACTTGGCGTCGAGATCGACCAGACACCCGCGAACGGTTGCTCTATTTGATCAGGCATTCCCCAAGGCGACCAATCGGGCGCTTTAATCTCGTTGTAAGTCGTTGTCATTGTGTTTCCTCCTGTTGTCGGGCGTTCTGGCCTCGTCAGGGGCGGCATTACCGCCCGACGGCTCCTAGAGCCGTTTCGGCCTTATTCTTCTTCCTCGTCCTCGTCGAACTCGTTGGCCTCGTCGAAGTAATCGTCCTCGCCTAGACCATATCCGCTATCTTGAAATTCGACCGCCCGATATTCTGCGGCGGTTGTCGGTAGGCTGTCGCTGTTTATCTCGGCGTTTGTAATGTGCAGGATGAGCGTTTCGCCTTCCGTTTCCTTCTGGTAATCGCCTTTTAGTATTGGCCCTATCAGGTCGTCGCGGATACCGAGCGCATCGAGCAATTTAATCGCGGTTTTGTCGTCGTGCGGCATTATCGCTTCCTCCACCCAACGGAAAAAGCCGATTGAATAGAGCATTTCATTTGATGCGATTTTGAGCGTTGTCGTTGTCATTGTGTTCCCCTGTTGTTGTTGGCCTCGTCAGGAGCGGTTTACCGCCCGACGGGGACTAATCCCCGTTTCGGCCTTTAGTATGGATTGACGGCCTCTTGATCGGCCTCGATGTCAACGCGCTCGGCTTCCTTTGCCTCGGCCTGTAGTCGCTCGTTTTCTCGGCGCTCGGCGGTTTTTCTTTCGCGAACTTTAAGTTCGGCAATGCCTCTCGTTTGAAGCGCGATTAGCTCGCGCTCGTTCACGACTTGGATTTCGAGCAAATTCTCACGAGGGACAAGAGCCGCGCCGCGCAAGGCTTCGTCATCGTCCGACCAGTTGTAAGAAGTCTCGTATCGGCTAGTCGGGCTGTTTATCAGCTCTAGCAATGCCGCCGCCTTCTCAAGAGGAATTACAAGCGCATCGGAATATCCAAAACGGACGATAGTGTAGTTCTTCATAGTGTTAACCCCTGTTAATCGGGCTTCTGGCCTCGTCAGTAGCGGCAATACCGCTAGACGGCTCTTAGAGCCGTTTCGGCCTGTTAGTAGGGCGTGGCGTCGCCTCTGGCGTTTCGGCCTTTGGGCGTTATCGCGCCGCTGAGCGTGAGATATCCGCGCTTCATTAAACCGGATTTAATAGCTTCAAGCTCGGCGGCTTTGATATTGGCGCGCTCGAAGTATTCCTTACGGTATCCCGATTTTAACCCGCCTATAATGGCAAGTACTTTCCGCTCGGTTGGCGTGACTTCCTCGCCCGACGGCGGCAATAGTTTATTCGCGTCATCGGGGTGAACATAGAAGGTCAGGCCGAAGTCTTTACCTTGGAACATAACTGATTTGACGACGGCAAAGCCGGAGCGGAGCTTTACAGTCCGGTCGGCTCTGGCGTCGTTCCAAGGTGCGCTGTAATTGTCCGACGCATCGGCGGCGCGACCTGTAGCAAGTTCAATCGCTTTGTAAGTGTCACGCGAGCCGCTCGACCAAAGCCCTGCATCGGCGGGAATAACTACGCTTTCGGTGACTTGTGCGCGGAATGTTTTTCCGTTGTATCCGGCCTTTAGATGGGCGGGAACCTGAGCGGGTTCTAAATAAATTTGCATTGTGTCCTCCTGTTTGAATTGCTGACGGCCTCGTCAGGGGCGGCACAACCGCCCGACGGGAATTGCTTCCCGTTTCGGCCTATATAATCCAGATAATTAACCCCGTTAAGAACGCGCCGAGGCACGCAAGCTCGAACACGTCGCCGAGTAGGTTTAAGATGATCAAGCGCATGGCAACGGCTCCATGCTCGCGAAGGCTGTTACTATTTCAGCTTCTAGTTCTAGTTCGGCTCTGGCCTCTTCTAATGCCTCTTGTTCGGCTCTGGCCTCTTCCAACCATTCGGCGGCTTCTGCGCTGAGCCGCTCATACACGGCGACGGTCAGGATGTCCCAAACCGTCGGAGCATGGCCTAGCAGTCCGCTATCATCCGGCCCATATCCAAGCTTTATGTCGCTGTAGAGTAATTCAACGAGCCGCCCGTGATAAATCGGGATGCGAGCATCAACGTATTCGTGCAGTTCATCGTCAGGACAGTTCGCGCCGAGTATGTCGGCCTTGTCGGCTTCGAGGTCGCCGCGCAGTTGCATTTTCAGCGTGTGCATCGTGAGATTGTTTTCTTCGTCGTTCATTGTGTCAGCTCCTGTTGTTGTTGGCCTCTTCAGGGGCGGCATTACCGCCCGACGGGGATTATTCCCCGTTTCGGCCTATTGTTAGCGTCTGGCAAATAGAGCCGTCGGATAGTGTTTCCTCGTAGACGCTCAAAATCAGCTCGTGAGCAAACCACAAAACAACGTCGGCTTTTTTCTGGCGACTAATCAATTCTTTGATAACGTCTCCGAGTTCGTCGAGGTTCGAGAATGTTCCAGTTTCTATAAGTTTCATTGTGTCAGCTCCTCGACGTTGCCTATTACTTTGAAGCGTCGAAAGAATGCGCGGTCAAAAGCGTTTTCGAGTCGGTTTACTTGGGCGGTGCAATAATCATCGCCGTCATCGACAAGGGACAGGCCGAGAAGGTCGAGGCAAAAGGTGAAGCGCTCATCCGTCTCGATGAAGTCGCTTATATTCTCTTCGGTTAGTAAATGATCTATTTTCATGGTGATCTCCTGTTATCGGCATCATCGCCGGATAGTCGCGCCAGTAACGCAACTATCGAGCAATGACGGGGACGAGGCACAAGCGGCCCCGTCCTGTCACTATCAGGAGTAAATGATTTTTCACGATTTCAAATAGCGGCCATGAAGGGAACCGAGGGTCGCGCCTAGAAGCTGTCCGCGCATCGGCGGGGTCGCGTCTTGGGCCGTGTTCTTCGGGCTTCAATCGTCCGACTAGATTAGCGACGTGACGTCGCGTTGTCAACAGGGCATAGAACCGTTATATTATAAGGGTTCCGGCGCGTTTGTCCTGACGGGGCGTCGGGGATAAATTGCGGGGGAAGTATCGCCTCGATGCCCGATAGATCAGGGCGCTACGTCGCCGAGCTGATAGGGTGCGATAAAGCATCGGGCCGGATATCTGGACGGGTTCACCTCGACGAGCTGATAGCAGGTCGCGCACCAGGGGATTGCATTAGCCTGGTGATTAAGTGCCAAAAATAACGGGGCGGCAAGGCCTGCACACTAGATGCCATACACACATATAGGACAAGACTAGATAGAGCCGCTCTATAGGCTTCTCTATG